TCGAGTGTTGCGAAAGTTTCGCCGTTTGATTGTTGCATCCATAGATTAAGGTGATAGGAAACATCTCACCGCATGCCCCGTATGACTAACCCTGCCAATCAATACCGGTCACCCCCATATTTTCAAAGAACAAAGAAATCACTTTCGCCCCCTGTATAGACTTTTGGTCAGATGCTTAAGGTCAGCCTTAACTATTAAGGGAGCCACCCGTGATTTCTCTTACAAAGATAAATACTTTTTTTCTAATGACAAAGTATTTATATAGAAAATATTTTATATGAAGAAAGTTATAAGATTAGCAGAATCTGATTTGGAGAAAATTATCAGGAAAGTTATACAGGAACAAAGTACCGGTGTTGCGTTTGGTACGAAAGTTAATGGTTTCAAAATGAAAAGAGAAACTAAAGAGCAAATGGACGCACCTGTAAGTACAAAAAGTTTGAAGAATTTGGATGATTCTACCCTCATGGTTTTTGTCGATCCATTTAGAGGTATGGACTCTTTGGTTAGAGCGATGGCATACCTAAAAGGTAAGGGTTTACAACCAGGTAAAAGAAGATTTGAGGTTGATCCATTGACTGCTAAGTCATTCCCATCTAATTCACCACAGGATATTGCTAGTGATAAGATTGTTGATATGGTAAGATCAGGTTTGAGAACTGTAGCTAAAAATAACTATGTCGATGAAAGATGGTTTACTAAGGGTTTCCCAATTATGGATGGTGATGGTAGGGATATTACCACTGAAGTTTTGGAATACTATCCTAATTTCTACAATGTCTTATGGGGAATTACCCAAGATCAGATGAAAAAAGTATAATAAAAAAGGGGGTCATTGACCCCCTTCTTGTTTTACATAACCCCAACCACCTTTGTTTGGTTCGGGGTTTTTTTGTTTCTTGTTTGTTTTGGGTTCGATGGTGAATAACATCTTCTCGTATCCGTATTCATCTTTGTAGAACATGATTCGTCGGTTGTACTTATCTCGACCTTTGAGTTTGTAATCCAAAACCATGATTGTGGAGTCGGGAAAGTAAGTGTTTTTGATCTTGTATTTTGTCCCGTAGACCGTTAGTTTACCTTTGGTTAGGTCTATCACCCAATATAGGTCGTTGGTATCTAAGAAAGTCCCTGAGTTGATGTAATCGACCTTATTCCACTGTCGAGCGGTTTCAATATCCATGTGAGGGGGAAACTCAAAGTAATAAATGGTATCAATTGGGTATTTGATAACTTGTGAGTTCATCGTGAATGTGAACATAAGGACAATTGTGGTCAATACATTTTTCATATTTCAAATATACAACAAAAAATTGAATTCTTCGTGGTATTTATAAAAAATATGAAACTATCTAAGTTTTTACTCGAAGACGATAAAAGACCTAACAAAATGGTTGAGGTTATAAGGGGGTATTTGGAAGGTAAAATTTCTGCCCAAGATCTTATAGATGAAATACCTGAGATTCTAGAAGTAAAAGGGAAGGGTGCTCTTTTGGAGTTTGAGGATTATTGGGATTTATTTGGTTTGGATGACAATACCCGATGGGTTATCAATAATGTAACTTCTAAATATGGTGGTTATAATGATTTCATTGATAACGACTCTATGATCGGCGATTGGGAAGAAGGTTATGGATTTTATTGGTTTAAAGATGATCAGAAAAAACGGTTATTAAAATTGATGTCCAACATGATACCTGAAATAAACTACGGTAAATGTGAATTAGACGGTGACTCAGAATGTGCGAAAAAAATTATAACTTTTTTGGATCAGGAGTTTGATAGATATGTTTCAGATATTATTGATAGTGTTGTGGAAGAAAGAAACGACAAAATTAGGGAAGAGATAGAACAGGAACTATATAAAGACTATTCAATACCCGTCCCAAGAAAATTTATTCAAATGGTACCTGTTACAACCAGAGAAACGTTTTTGGTAAGTTTATCTCAATTGATGAACTTTATTGAAAAATACGGAGATGATGATAGTGATCAAAGTCTTACTGATATAATTAAGGACGTAATATTCAATCACACACATTACCCCAATTACGAAGATGGTTTTTGGGAAATGGGTACGGATTATGATCCAGAACCAATCTACAGGTATATTGATAAACTTTTGGATGCGGTAGAAGAAGAGTTTGAAGGTAGAGATTTTACATCGGACCAAAAGTATTACAAATTATTACAAGATTTTAATGTAACACCTGGTCAAATGAAAAAATTTCCTGATGGAAATCAGTATGATTCATTCACAATTGAAAGATTTGACAACGAAACAGAAAAAGTGGATATCAGAGTTTACAAACCGGGTGAGTATACATCTGAAAGATTCAGGTTACCAATTGAGGGTGTTAGAAACTTGTTGACAACTTATAGACTATTTTGATATTCACAAATATTTTCGTATCTTTGTTGAAAACTTATCAACATGAAAACATATTTGTGGTTAGACGATATTCGGGATCCGAATATGAGTGTATGGAGGGATCAATATATCCCTGAGTACGACTCCAAAGTTGATGAGATTGTTTGGGTAAAAGAATTTCCTGAGTTTGTTGATTATATCCGTGAGTTTGGTCTCCCTGATGAAATCTTCTTTGATCATGATTTGGGTGATGATGAACTTGGTACTGGTCATGATGCCGCAAAATGGTTGGTAAATTACTGTATGGATAATGGGGATATCGATGTTCCCAAATGGTCAATTCAAAGTGCAAATCCTGTTGGTCGTCAAAACATCAATTCCATTCTTTCAAACTATCGTAAATCCATCGGAAAATGAACGACTTAGAATTTTTGAAGGAACTGTTATCAGTTCGTACCGCAACTTATAATGAGGAACTTATGGTCCAATACATCTCTGATTGGTTGGATAAAGAGGGTATTCCTTATGTGGTTGATGAGATGATGAATGTATATGCCACTAAGACCACTCAAGGGTATGAGGATAAACTCTACCCTTGTATGGTGGCTCATACTGATACGGTCCATCATTTCCAAGATGAAATTATGGTTCACGAGGAAATTTTACCTAATCGTCAAAAACAAGGTAAGTTGTCTCTGAAAGGGTATAATCCTGATGGTAAACCCGTTGGTATTGGTGGTGATGATAAATGTGGTGTTTACGGTGCGTTGGTATCTCTCCGTGATTTACCACATTTAAAAGCGGCATTCTTTGTTTCAGAAGAGACTGGATGCTTGGGATCTCGTAAGGCAAGTCCCGAGTTTTTCTCGGATGTTGCTTATGCCATCCAATTGGATGCCCCAAGTAATTACATGGTGACTGAAGTTTGTTCAGGTATTAGATTATTTGATCGTAATTCGGAATTTTTCCGAATTGCTGATGAAGTTTTGACAGAAAAGTTTGCCCATCATGAATTTCAAATCCATCCTTATACGGATGTTTCACAATTGAAAATAAAATTTGATTTTTCCTGTATAAATTTTTCTTGTGGTTATTATAATTATCATACAATGCATGAGTATGTTGTAGTGGAGGATTTACAAAATTCCATCCACACTGCACACGAGATGATAAACAGATTAGGATATACAAAACACGAATATGAACGTCAAGGATACAATCGGAGTTTACCCTGGGACTCTTTCTGAGGAGTTATGTGATCGTCTTATTGAGGCGTTTCACGAATACGAAGATTATCATCACCAAGGGATAACTGCCAGTGGTTTAGATAAAAGATTCAAAGATACTACCGATTTTGACATTATGAAAGTTCCTGAACTTGAAGAATTGGTTAATCAGGTTGTTGATGCAGCTAACGAAAAGATCGATCTTTATGTTCGTAGATTTAGAACTACAGATGAGTTTAACACTCACGAATATCTTTTTGGTAAGGGAACATACTACCCTGTGTGGCAATTACAAAGATATGAAAAAGGTGTGGGTCACTTTAAGTCTTTTCACACCGAGGGTGAATATAGTGAGTTTTATAACAGACTCTTCGCCGTTATGTTTTACCTCAATGATGTCGAAGAGGGTGGAGAAACAGAGTTCCTACATCAAAGTTTGATGGTAAAACCCACTAAAGGAACATTTATTGTTTGGCCAGCACCTTGGCCATATGTTCACAGAGGTCATGTACCGGTATCCAACGATAAATACATCTTAACAACTTGGTTATTAAGAGAAGAATAATAATTGAGGTCGTAAGACCTCTTTTTTTTGCCCAAATTTTTTTTGCCTATGAGTGAAAATGATATATTAAAAAGAATTGTAGAGATAGAATATGAATTATTTCTATCGATCAGAAATGGTCATAGAGCTGCAGTTGGAGACCAATATCATGATATAAGAGTTGAAGTATCCCTTTTACGTTGTATGTATTATGGTCAGAACTCAAAGTATTGTAAAAAATAAAAGGGGGTCTTAGACCCCCTTTCTTTTACTTGATAACCACTTTCTCATCTTCCACTGAAAGGGTGTATGTTCCACCTTCTTTTACAATGTCAGACAAGACTGATTCGGATACCAAGTCCTCCACTTCATCTTGAATTGCTCGTTTGATCGGTCTGGCACCGTACACTTCATCAAACCCTACTTTTGAGATGTGTTCTACGAGTTTATCATCAAAACTGAAGTTTAGTTTTAGATCACCAAGACGTTTCATCAACTTGTTGAGTTCGATAGATACGATCTTTTTCAGTGATTCTTGATCCAAAGAATTGAAGATAATGGTTTCGTCAATACGGTTGATGAATTCAGGTGAGAAGTAATTCTTCATTTCCTTTTTCAAGATTTCCTTCTTCTGTTCCTCCGTTGAGTATGAAGATCCACCAAAACCGATACCAGTACCGAAGTCTTGAAGTTTCTTCACACCAATGTTTGAGGTCATAATAATGAGGGTGTTTTTGAAGTTGATTTTACGACCCAAAGAGTCAGTAAGATGACCTTCATCCAACATTTGAAGAAGGGTATGAAAGATCTCCTTATTTGCCTTTTCAACCTCGTCAAAAAGAACCACCGAATATGGTTTGTTCTTCACCTGCTCGGTGAGTTGACCACCCTCATCATAACCTACGTATCCTGGAGGTGCTCCGATCAAACGCGATACGGAGTGTTTCTCTTGATATTCGGACATATCCACTCGGATTAGGTTGTCGGCCGAACCGAAGATTTGTTTGGCGAGTTCTTTTGCCAAGTGTGTTTTACCAACACCAGTTGAACCCAAAAAGATAAACGAACCAATTGGTTTGTTTGGGTCTTTGATTCCAAGACGGTTCCGACGCATTGCTCGAGCAATTTTCCTAACAGCATCGTCCTGACCAATGACCTGTTGCTTGAGGGACTCTTCCAAACCAACAAGTGCCGCTTTGTCATCAACAGATAATTTGTTTACAGGGATTTTGGTCATGGATGCCACCACTGTAAGAACCAACTCGGGATCAATTGGTTTTTTGTTTTCGGCTTGTTCTTTTTCGAACTTAACCTTTTCCTTCTCCAAACGTTCCAAAAGTTTCTTCTCCTTATCACGAATCTCAGCGGCTTGTTCGTAGTCTTGTTTTTTTACAACATCTAACTTCTGTTGTTTGAGTTCTGCTGCTTTGTTTTTCAGGATCTCAATTGACTCGGGTATCTTTACCTCCACTTGACTACGAGCTCCTACCTCATCTAAGATATCAAATGCTTTATCGGGAAATTCACGATCGGTGATGTAACGATCCGCAAGATTAACACACATCTCCAAGATCTCTTCGGTGTAAAGGACCTTGTGGAAATCTTCATAACGTGATTTAGATTGTTGAAGGATAAGTAGAGTTTCTTCCTTTGAGGGAGAATCAATACTGACCTTTTGGAATCGACGCTCAAGTGCTCCGTCTTTTTCAAAATTGGTACGGTACTCATCAAGAGTGGTTGCTCCAATACATTGGATCTCACCACGGGCAAGAGCGGGTTTGAAGATGTTGGATGCATCCATCGATCCAGATGCGTTACCAGCACCTACGATCGTGTGGATTTCGTCAATAAAGACGATGATGTCTGGGTTCTCAGACAACTCTTCGATGATAACCTTCATACGCTCCTCGAACTGTCCTCGGTACTTGGTACCCGCAACAATTGAGGTAAGATCCAATAGGACAAGACGTTTGTCACGAAGATTTCGGGGGCAGTCGCCTTGTACGATCTTGTTGGCCAGTCCCTCCACGATAGCGGTTTTACCACTACCGGGTTCACCCACGATAATCGGGTTATTCTTTTTCCTACGGGATAGGATTTGGGCAATTCGGTGGATTTCCATCTCACGTCCAATGACGGGATCAAGTTTACCCTCAGCGGCCATCTTGTTTAGGTCTTTAGAGAAGTTATCCAAGACGGGAGTTCCACTTTGTTTTTGACGGGATTTGGCTCCCTTATCGTTATCGTCCATTGATTCAATCATGTTATTACTGTTTTTGATTTACACCACAAATATACAATTATTTTTCCAAATACCAATATTGACAATTTGACAGGTGATAATATTTTTGTTTTGACATTTTGTCAGTAAAGATAGTTATTTTGGTATTGGCACATTATTTACTATTGTTGGGACAAAGATAAACAATAAAAATCTAAAAAAGAAAAGATATGTTTGGAAAAAGTGATTCTTTCGATGACCTGTTCAATGAACTAAATAATATGTTCGGTAATCATCCATTTGGTGGACGATTTGGTATCCACGGAAAAAATAATGTGGAAAAGGGAAAAGATAAAAATGGTGAATGGAATAAAGAGACATTCACATCTGATGATGGTAAAATTTTAATTACCAGCTTTGTTCGTTCTTCAGGTTTTGATGACGATATGATGACTAATATGTTCAAATCTAATAAAAAACAAGAGGTCAGTGCTGACAGACTCAAATCTGAACTCCAACGAGCAATCGAAAATGAAGATTACGAACTGGCAATCCACCTTCGTGATAGAATGAAGAAACTTGAAAACTCTCAAGAGGAAATTGAAAAACTCGAGAATGAACTCAAACAAGTGATTTCAGATCATAACTTTGAAAGAGCAATTGAAATCCGAGAGGAACTCAAAAAACTGAAAATGTAATTCACGACCCCCACCCAAAAGTGGGGGTTTGTTGTATTTATATGGTATGACACCACAATTAAGAAAATTTATAAAAATCAAAAAAAATGATTTGATGGATGTTGTCCGTGGATACATCCTTATGAGAAAAATGTTTATTGACCATGGTGTTAAAGACCGTCAACTGCAAAGAGGTGAAGGAATGACTCGTGAAATGTACATGCAAAGAGAACGAGTTATTTACGACTTAAAAAAGTTGAAGAGTGATGCTCGTAGGTTTGGTCTTATGGATTATGAAGATAGTAATTCTGATTTTGATGATTACTTTTCAAATTTATTGTATAGAGTTGATCTCAAAACCCCTTTGTAACATGGCCGTAAAATCACAAACAATAGAAGGAACAAAAATTATCAACGAGATTGAATCATCAAACATCAATAGAACCGAATACGATACGGCGACTAAGAAGTTGATTGCGGAGTTCAAAAATGGAACCCGTTATGAATATGAAAATGTACCTCATAACGTCTATGCGGAATTCAGACTCGCGGAATCACAAGGAAAATACTTTACCACCAAAATTTCCAAAGCATTCAAATACAACAAACTCCCTTAATTAATATCGGAGTATTTATAGTTTATGGACAAATACTCTGAAATATTGATGTCATTTGGTACAAAGGAGACTTTGAACCCCAAGATTTGGAATGATGTTGATACTGACACCCCTGTATTGAAAAACGGAATCCGTGTTGCATTGTTACAAATTGCTGGTGAATTTATGGATTTTTTGGGTGAAGATTTATTTGTTGATGATATTAGATTTACAGGATCTTTGGCCAACTTCAATTGGTCTGAGTTTTCAGATATTGATTTGCACTTATATGTTGATTTCTCACAATTTGAACCAAAAGATCGTGATGTTTACAAAGAACTGTTTCAACTCAAAAAAACTTTATTCAATACCACTCACAATATAACTGTAAAAGGTTATGAGGTTGAGTTGTATGCTGAGGACATCAACGAAGTTCACTTCTCAACGGGTGTATATTCTGTGTTATTTGATCAGTGGGTTGACAAACCCGAAAAGGAAAATGTTAAAATTGACAAAGACTTTTTGATGAAAAAAGTTAAAGGGGTTATGGAAACCATCGATAACTTGATGGAAGATATTCTTGATGATGATTTGGATACAGCCTTAGGAAAAATAGAAAAATTCAAAGAAAAATTAAAAAAATATAGAAGTTCAGGTTTGGAAAAAGATGGTGAATTTTCTTATGAGAATTTGGTTTTTAAATTCTTGAGAAGGAACCAATACATTGACAAACTGTACAATTTCAAAAATAAACTGATGGATAAAAAATTATCTTTAGAAAATCAAGAGACTGAATAAATAAAGATTTGGTAATATCCGTATATTTATAAAGAAAAAAATTATGGCAGTATTAAGCGCAGGAACCTACAATTATCAAGATTGTATAAATTGTGATGGAACAGTTACTACTGCTCCCTTGCCTCACCCAGTCTATTCGACAGCACAAAACCAACCCGTTGTACAATTAACGGCAGTGGCTTTAGGTGGATTTAACGGGTTAAACAACTAAAAATATATTATAGAAATGGCTGACCTAAGACCAATTGGAAGTGAAAAATTACAAGGACAAGACAAGATCAATAGAATCCTTGAAATTGCTAGATACAAAGAAAATACACCTTCTTCGATAAATGAAACGTCACGTGCTGAGTTTGGAAAAACTTTGGCAGATGGACTTCAATATGAAATTGTAAAAGAAAAACTTGGTTATATTATCAAGAAAAGAATCGATGAATCATTGGATTACATTGAACCAATGAAGAATAGAAAGTATTATAAGTCCTACTCACAGGCACTCAAGAGAATGAATCTTTTGGCTGGTGAACTCAATAGACTCAACGAGAACGAACAAGAGGTGTCTATGTTCAATTTGGAAGAGCAAAAGAAATTTACATTGAAACTTCCAAAACAAGAAGTACCAACACCTGAGCCAGCACCGGCACCAGAACCTGAGGCAGCACCAGCTGATGATATGGAAATGGATATGGACATGAGTTTGGACACAGAAGGTGGTGATGAGTCTATGGATATGGAAATGGATACTGAAACACCTGAAATGGGTGCTGAGGAAGAAGTAGACTTCAAAGTAGTTCAAAAACTAACAGGTAAATTAGGTCAGAAGATTCGCACAATGAACGACTCTGTCGGTATGACTTCTGAAGACATCAAATACGTTCTAAATTCAGTTTTGTCAGCTTTGGATTTGGAAAAGTTGGATGATGAGGATAAAGAAGACATCATGGCTAAACTCGAAGAAGTTGAAACTGATTATGAATCAGATGAGATGGATTTGGATATGACAGGTGATGATGAAATGGATATGGATCTTGACATGACCTCAGATGAACCTGTTGAAGGTGAAATGGGTGAGCAAGACGACATGTACTTGGGAATTGGTGATCATGGTTTTTATGACCAAAGTGATAACCGTATGAAAGATTTCGACTTTGATTACGACGAAGAAGAATATGATGATTTTGATGACTTTATTTCAAAATACCCAAATCAAAATTGGTTTCGTAAGGGAAGAAGTGACGATGCAGAATTCGGTAGAGATAGTAGTGATAGAAAGTTTTGGGATACATACAAAGAAAAATTTGGTGGACCTTTCAAACTTCGTAAAAGAAGAAGTGAAATGGGTGAGGGTGACCTTCGTGACAAGTATGATGGAAGAGATGGTAAAGTGATTGGAGTTTATTCTAACATCAAGAATCAACGTAACGAAGAAATGAGTGAAGAGGATAAGGCTCACACTTCAATATCTAAAATTATGGACAGTATCTTCTCAGAGTCAAAAGTTGATAAAGTTTTGGAAAAATACTTTGTTGTTTCTGAATCAGAAAAAAAACAATTAAAAAAATCTTTACCAAAACCTTTTGAAAGATTGTCAGAGAGTGTTGAACAAAAATTGGCGGCAGAATTTGTTATGTCTGAAAATTCAGAAATCAAATTTCTTGGAAAAACAAACAAGGGTAATTTAGTTTTTGAACATAAAGGAGAACAAATCAAAATATCTACCAAAGGTGAAGTGTTATGAGTTATCTAATCTATGTGAATGGCTTGGGCCCTAACTATAGAGGTGATAACATGTACGAATTCATTTTCGGTAAAGAACTTGATGTGTGGGGTGAGAATTGGGATGCTAAACCGTCAAACGGTTATCCTGAACCACCCCACATTAATTTTATAGAGAAGGTTGCAACCCTTAGAAATACATCAGTTGATTTGGAATTGATTCAAAAATCTGATTATATGGGAATGACCGATGCCATGGAAGATATTATTGCTTTATCTTGGGAAACCGAAGATAGTTCTGAAAATAAAGAAAGATTAGTTTTCAGATACGGAGACACCGAAGAAAAAGTGAAAGATAAATTGTACGCAAGAGACCTAATATTAGAATTTGAAAAAAATACAGTTTATGAAAACTAAAAAAGAAACTAAGGAACAAGAAACTATTACCATCAAGGTAAAAAAAGGATCACCTGATGAAATTAAACTTCAACAACAAGGAAAGCCTTATCAGGTCTATGAAAAGGAGATGAAAGAAGGTCAAGATGAAGATCCTTTAAATCCCTATGGATCTGGTGAGACAACACAGGCACCTCATCAGGTTGGTCCTGATACAAACGATGGTTTTGGTGTTGATCCAGGTAAAACGCCAGGAATGTACCAAGATGGTATGGACGAATCTCAAGATTTGGAAGAAAAAAAAGAAGGAAAATATAATCCTTATGCTGTTTGTACATCTTCATTAGGTCTTGAAGGAAAAGATCGAGATTCTTATACTGAAAATCAAAAGAAAAAATTTGAAAGATGTGTAAAAGATGTGAAAAAAACAATGAAAGAAGGAAAAAATCCTGTACAAGTCATTTTAGAATCATCACTTGACAAGTTAGTTCAGAAACACTTGACACCGAAAATGACTAAAGGTGAATTTGTTTCTATGTTAGAAGAAGGTGGTATCATCAGAAAAGCCCTAAAAAAAGGAATTGCTAATAAGTTAGTTGGAAATGTGGGAATGGACAAACCTATAGGAAAGCTTTATACTTTAACAAAAAAAGAAGCTATGGAACAAGCACCTACTACAGCACCACCTAAAGTAAAACCAGGTACAACTGAGAAACCAGGTAAAAGTGACCCATTCAAAAATCCAAAACATCAACCAAAACCAAAGGCTGGAAAAAATATGGTTGATGATAACCCAAAAGCACCAATTACTAAAATTCCTGATTATATCACATTTGACCAACTAGGTCTGACTTTTGAAAATAAGAAGTAATGAAAAACAATTTAAAAGAACAAGACCCTCAAAATAGAGGAGAGTTTGAAAAACAAACAAAAGGAATGTCACCTGACATCAAAAGAAAGATGGAAAAGGGTGAAACCCCATTGTCTAAAAGTCCGGCATTTCCTGATATCAAATCTGAAGAAATACCAGTTTCTTTTGAAGAAAAAATTGCGTCAAAAAGATTTAAGGACGTAGTAGAGAAAGTAAAAAGGTATACGGGACAAGAAGAAGTTAGTAGTCAAAATGCCCTTATGGGATTACAAATGATTATGATGGGCGCTGTAAGAGACGTATTTGGAATTCAATCTCAAAACAAAGAATATTTGGAAAACTTGGCGGTAGATTTAGTACGTAAAGAAATGGGAGTGAGACCTGATCAAGTTCAATACGATGCTAAGTTAGTTGGTATGGGTGAAATTGATATGGAGGGATTTTCCAAAGAAGGTGAAGAACCCGAACAAGAAGAAATTGAACAAAATTTCCAACAACAAGAAGAAGACATTGAAGATTTTATTACCGCTTTTGAACGATATGACATTGAGAAGGCAAAACGAAGATTTATAAATGCTCTAATTCAAGGGTCATCAAAAAAAGGACATTACATGTTTGAATTAGTAAAAGATGAACTTGATCGATTAAATCCTCGGTTATTGAATCTTTATGGTGTTCTCATGTCAGTAAATGATTTGTTGTATTGGGTTCTACCTGATCAAGCGATGGACATGATGATGAATCAAGGTGGTGTTGCTGGTAAGGAAGAAGTTGATATTGAAACCGAACCACCAACAGTAAAAGCTAGAGGTGTATTTTTTCCAGTCCTTGTACACGAATTGATTAAAGGAACAATGGAAATTCTTGGTACTCAAGGATTACCTGATGACCCGAAACAAGCCGAAATGGTGATGGCGTCAACAGACACTTTAGCAAATGAAATTTGGGATTTGAGACTTGGACCTGTATTATGGGAAAAGTTTATTGAATCTTATCCTGAAAAATTATTTGACGAAGATAAACGATGGATACAGAACTACCTATTCGCTCGTTTTTCAGCATTGACTGCTGAGGAATTTTTCAAACTAGCAAAGGCAATTCTTAGAGGTGACGCTAAGGCTACCCAAATCTTAGATAGAATGGTAACAGAAATTGTGGACCATTTGAAAGAAACTCATGATGATGAAGATTATGGTTCTGAAGAATCAGACTCAGACGTTGCTTCACCTGATGATGATGACAATGATTTGGGTGATTTAGACGACTTTTTAGGTAGTTTAGGCATCAGTAGATCCTAAAATACTCAATGGGTTTAAGTAAAGAACAATTACTCTTAGAGTATTCAAAGTGTATGACAAGTACTGCCTACGCTTTAAAAACCTATCTACAGACCTACGATAATACTCAATCACGATACGTTCCATTAGAACTATTTCCTGATCAAGTCCGATTGGTGGAAGACTATGATGCGTACAACGAAAACATAGCTTTGAAGTATAGACAGGCGGGTGTATCAACAGTGACAGCGGCTTGGGCAAGTAAAAAAGTTGTTTTTGCTAGAAAAAACAAACCTGAAAAGGTTTTGATTATTGCTAACAAACAAGATACGTCTATCGAATTTGCAAACAAAATTAGAGAATTTACTGCCCAATGGCCCGATTGGGTTGGTGTTGGGTTTTCTCCTGATAAAAACGCCGCCAAACACTACAAACTTTCAAATGGGTGTGAAATAAAGGCTGTAGCAACCTCAAAAGACGCACTTCGTGGTTACTCACCTACTATTCTTATCTTTGATGAGGCGGCTTTTATTGATGCCGATGGAGACTTTTGGGCTGCCTGTATGGCATCTTTGTCTACGGGTGGTAAGGTAATTGTCATCTCCACCCCTAATGGATATGATCCTATTTACTACGAAATTTACGATCAAGCCTTACGTAGTATGAACGACTTCAAAATCACTGAAATGTATTGGTATCGTGACCCTCGTTATACAAAAGATTTGTATTTGGTAAAAACAAAAGATATAATTCATTATTTTCTCAATCGAGAAGAGTATGATGACAAAGAAGTTTTATTGGATTATTCAAAGATTAATCCATTTGAAAGAAATTTTGAAGAAATAGTGTCAAAATTCAAAGAAGGTTACAAACCTTCATCGTCATGGTTTGAGGCTATGGTGAAAAAACTTAAATACGATAAAAGAAAAGTTGCGCAAGAATTAGAGTGTAATTTCTTAGGATCTGGTGACAACGTATTCGATTCAAACTTGATTCAAAACATTACTGAAACTACTATCAAAGATCCTTCAGGAAAAATGATGAGTGGTGGTTTTTGGATTTGGAAAGAACCTGAAATGGGTCACAAATATATTATGGGAGTTGACGTTTCAAGGGGTGATTCCGAGGACTTTTCTACAATTCAAATTTATGATTTTGATGAACGAGAACAAGTTGCCGAATACTTGGGTAAACTACCACCTGATGTATTGGCTGAAATTGCATTTAAGTGGGCGACGATGTATTCAGCATTTATTGTTATAGATATTACCGGTGGTATGGGTGTGGCAACCGCTAGAAAATTACAAGAATTAGATTATAAAGATTTATATGTTGAGGGAGTTGAATACGGAAATAAATGGAAATTTGATCCAAAAGTTAAAGACAAAATACCTGGTTTAAATTTTAGTCAGAAACGTGTTCAAATTATCGCTGCTTTTGAAGAAGCCCTAAGACACGGAATGAAAGTTAGATCTACAAGATTGTTAAGTGAAATGAACACATTTGTTTATATTAATGGACGACCCGATCACATGAAAGGACAACATGACGACTTAATTATGGCTCTTGCCATGGCGGTATATGTTGCTGAAACATCATTCACTCAACTAAATAAGGTAAATGAGATGGCCAAAAGTATGTTAGAATCTTGGACGGTCGAAACTTATGAAAAGCCAACACAACAATTTTTCAATCCGCAAATTCCAAATCAAATGTTTGATAATAACCCAGCTTATAGAAATCAACCTACTAAAAGGGATTATCAAGACTATTTATGGGTATTCGGAGGAATAAGGCGTTGATAAAAAATACATATCAAGTAATATTGTAGAATATGGCGGAAGAAGATAAAAACTTAACAATATGGCAGAGGTTATCACAGACCTTCGGACCTAACTCATTACTGGGTCAAGATGTACCTACGTACAAATTTGACAAAAAAGAACTACTCAGAACAACGGACAAAGCTGAGTATGAACGTGAAAAATTACAAGCCAGACAAACATCATATATAACCCAACAATGGGCTAAAATTGAGAATAACCTTTATTCACAAGCGGTTTATTATGAACCAACAAGGTTGGCGTCATACTACGACTACGAATCAATGGAATATACTCCTGAGATTTCAGCGGCTTTGGATACCTATGCGGAAGAGTCTACCACGGTAGATGAAAACGGATACATGTTGCAAATTTATTCTGATTCACCAAGGATCAAAGCAGTATTGGGTGATTTGTTTAACAACGCTTTGGATATCAATACTAACTTACCAATGTGGACAAGAAATACGTCTAAGTATGGTGATAACTTTGTTTTCTTAAAATTAGATCCTGAAAAAGGTGTTGTAGGATGCCTTCAATTACCTAATATCGAGATCGAAAGAGTTGAAGTTGGTATGAGAGGAAGAGCAAGTTCGGGAGCGGCATTAGCTGGTACTTCCGATAAAGTATCAAGTCTTACTTTTACATGGAAAAACAAACAACTTGAATTTAAGAGTTGGGAAATTGCTCATTTTAGATTATTAGGTGATGACAGAAAATTACCTTATGGTACTTCAATGCTGGAAAAAGCTAGAAGAATTTGGAAACAATTAGTTTTGGGTGAAGATGCGATGTTAGTTTATCGTGTCTCAAGAGCACCTGAAAGACGTGTGTTCAAAGTATATGTTGGTAACATGGATGATGGTGATATCCAACCGTATGTTCAAAGATTTGCCGCACAGTTCAAAAAGGATATGGTTACAGATCCCAAAACTGGCAACGTAGACATGAGATTCAACCAAATGGCGGTTGATCAAGATTTTTTTATACCTGTTCGAGATCCTTCGGCTCCAAATCCAATCGAAACATTACAGGGTGCTCAGAACTTATCTGAGATCGCTGATATCGAATATATTCAAAAGAAACTATTGACGGCACTTAGAATTCCAAAAGCATTTTTAGGTTTTGAAGAAGTTGTTGGTGATGGAAGAAACTTATCCCTTCAGGATATTCGTTTTGCACGTACAATCAATCGTATTCAGAAGTCAATGATTGCCGAACTAAATAAGATTGCTATTGTTCACTTGTTCCTGTTAGGATTTGAAGATGAATTAGGGTCATTCCAACTTAGTTTGACAAATCCATCAAAACAAGCTGATTTGTTGACTATCGATGTTTGGAAAGAAAAAATGTTGTTATACAAAGACGCTGTAATGCCAATTGAAGGTATTGCTCCAGTATCACAATCGTGGGCTAAGAAACACATACTAGGTTTTTCTGATGAGGAAATCAAACTTGACCTACAACAACAAAGGATTGAAAAAGCGGTTGCTACAGAAATTCAAAACACTCCAAACGTCATTACTAAAACAGGTTTGTTTGATACTGTTGATAACTTATATGGTTCTAAAACTCCTGTCACAGGTGAGACTGAGACTTCAGAGTTTGGAATTGAAGGTGGTGGTGAGTTTGGTTCTCCTGAGGCAACACCTTTGGAATCTCCCGGTGGTGAAACAGGATCACCAACCGGTGAGGTAACCCCTGAAAGTAAAACCAAAAAAATGAACATGATTTTTGATGCGTCAGAATCAACCAATATTGATGAGCTTGATTTGGAAAAAGGAAGACGTTCGTTAGGTGAAATAGAAAAAGTGTTGGGCAATTTGATAAACTAATATATTTATTATAAAATATATCAAATGAACTTCGGAGAAATTTTATCTAAAATAGAGTCTAAGTTGGTATCTTCTTATGTGAAAGGTACAATGAAAGAAGATATGGCAAACTTCAAAAAATTTGTTTTGGAGAATAAAGCTGTCAGTAATTTAACTCATCTATACACAGAACTCGACAAGAACCAAGGTTTGGATAAAGAAACTGCTGAATTGTATATTACAGAATCTTTGAGACAGATCGAGAAATTATTACCTAAATTAGATTTGTCATCAGTTTCCTTGTGGATTAAAGATGTTGTTTGTGAAAACAAATACAAAAACATTGACAATTTGGTATACTCAATGCCCACCACAATTTTGGAATCCGTTGAAAGTAGAAAAAACTTAATATCAAATCTTACTCAAAAACCACAAGTAAAAGAATCAATTAATTTACCGATTGAAACTATTTTTAACATTGCGGGAAAACAATTAGCAAATTATATTGAAACATTAGACGAATCATCTAAAACAGATTTAGCAAAAGTTTTGATGACTGAAGATACAGATTTAGAGATAGAATATAACGAACTAAAGAACAAGACAATATCTTCTCTCAACGGTGTTGAGAGTGAAGATGACGTTACTAAAACAAAACTTCAGGAAACTATCGGTCAGATAGAAAAAGATGAGTACAGTAAAATCAATTACGTTCGTCTTTTTGCTCTCTACAACAACATTCAGTAAGACTCTGAATCCTTTTTCGACTGAACGTACTTTGCATTGTTAATTTCAGTTCTTCTTTTTACAGACTTTTTCTGAAATTCTTTTCTACCTTTTAGAATATCCAATTGTTTTGTTTTAATAACTTTACCTTTGAGCACTTTTAGTGCTTTTTCTATATTATTATTTTTAACTTCTACTATCAGCATATATTACTAAATAATACGGATGTTGATAAAATTTGACATAATACCATTTTAGTGGTATATTTTTATTAACAATAAACATTTGTATGTCAAATAATATATGAAAAAAGGCAAAACTTCGCGTATTGTAGGGTTCCCTGAAGCGAAGATAAATTACGGCACAGTCGATGCCAAACAACTCAAATCAATATATCTAAATATACAAAGTTGGGTGACCCCAAAACAAGAATTTGAAAAACCTGAGAGAATAGTATCAGATCTGAGTAAATCCATAAAAAATTCTGTGTACGAAATGATCGACACAGGATTATTTAAATCAAATTACATTGTTGATTTAGACCTAAGAACTAGTGGGATTACATTTGGAAAAAAAAGTTTTATGAATTTAGAAATTACCTTTTTTCTCGCTTGTGAAATAGATTTTAAAGATCCAAAAATCAAATTTTCTCTCAAGAGAATCTGCAGGGAAATCTACAACAAAAACTTTATGCAAAACTCCAATTTCGAGTTTACCATTTCAAAAAAAGTAAAAGAACTATAATCAGTATATTTATATCTAAAAGATATCTATATGCGAATTTTAGGTCCGAGTGAAACTGGTAAGGGTATACTCATAGAAATGGATGCGGGACATATCTCGCCAAACGATGATTTCAATAAGAACATAATTGAAGAATCCAACAAAACTATGTTGGACTATTCAAAGCCTTTTGAATTCTATGCGGTACTTCAAAAGTACAATACACCAAACAGAAACGGTCGTGTATATCCTGAGAGAATCCTCAAGAGAGAAGCGGAAAACTACAAGAAAATGATCGACAAGGGTATTGCTCTGTCTGAACTCAATCACCCTGAATCATCACTTATTGATTTGGATCGCGTATCACACGCAATCACCGAGATTTGGTGGGATGGACATATCCTTATGGGTAAACTAAAACTTCTGACATCACCAGGTTTCCACGAAAGAGGCGTTGTATCAACCAAAGGTGATCAAGCGGCAAACCTTCTTCGTCAAGGTGTTACATTAGGTATCTCATCACGTGGTGTTGGATCTCTGAAAAAAATTGGAGAACAAAACGAAGTACAAGACGACTTTGAACTTATCTGTTTTGATTTGGTGTCATCACCATCTACACCTGGTGCATATCTTTTTACCGATGTAAAAGAAAGAAACAACTTTGAAGAAAACTTGGAAGAAGAAAAAATGGCAAGAATTTCATCTTCCTCACAATCAACAGGAAAAGGTATGGACCGCTCTATTGACTTATTGAATAAATTGAACCATTATTTAAACAGATAATTAAAAACCAAAAAAACATGGACGAAAAATATTTTATTGCAAAAATTACTTATGATCTACCCGATGAGAACACAGGAAAGATCAAAAAAATCAGAGAAGAAAAACTCGTAAGAGGATTCAACGTAACTGACGTTGAAGCTAAAGTTACCACAAGATATGCTGGTTTCCCACACGATTGGAGAATCACATCTGTGTCTGAAAGTAAGATCGATGAGGTTGTAGAAAAGTAATTTTTACTATAACTAAAAATAATCCTCCACCAAAAGTGGAGGATTTTTCATTTAAATTTGGCTGATATTATCAAAAAAATAACTTTTTTTGTTTGGGGATATATTTATAGTGTAAAAATAATCATTTTAACAAATGGCACAAAACAAATCTCTAGTAGAAGAAGCACTACTCCAAATGAAAAATTTGGAACAAGTAGTAGCGGAGAATGCAAAAGGAATACTTGCTTCGACAATGAAGGAAGAAATCTCTGAACTAGTAAAAGAGTCTCTGAAAGAGGCTGAGCACGCTGAGGAAATGGAAGAACAAGAAGATATCTTGGATTTGGACATGGACTCAGAAGAATCTGACGAAGAAGATGATGAAATGGAAATGGATTCCGATGAGGATGAAATGGAAATGGAATTCGATTCTGAGGAAGAAGATGAACTACCTATCGATCTTACAGGAGCATCTGATGAGGAGATCTTGAAAGTTTTCAAAGCGATGAGTGATGAAGACGGTATTATCGTAAAACAAGACGATAATCAAGTACACATTGAAGATGAAGATGCGGACGTTGAATATATCATTCAAATGGAAGGCGAAGAAGAGGAAGACTCTATGAGCGAAGAAATGGATGAGCAAATGGATATGAACGTAGATGTTGAAGAAGATGAAATTTCAGACGAGGAATTGGATGCAATGATTGCAGACATTTTTAATGAGTCTGAGCATTCTGAAGAAATGGACGAAGAAATGGATGAGGTAGTTTACGAAATCGAAATGGATGAAGAAGAAGATGAAGATTCTGACGACATGACCGAATCAAAAATGACTATCAAACCTGTCATGGGTCACACCAAGGCAGCTAAACTAACAACCAAGGCTGAAACTAAGGAAGGAGCAATCGAACCAAAGGGAAGTGCTAAGGGTGTTGGTATGAACCTTAAACCTAAGAAATTCGAATTCACCGAAGAGGAGATGGAAGAAGCTAAGAAAAAGAAGCAAGGTTATGATGATCGTGAAGACGAAAGAGAAGCTATGAAGCACGGAAAAATTGCTGGAAAGGATTTGAAAACTACTAAGGCAAGAAGAGACGATGCTCAATTCGAAACTCGTAAGAAGGGTGAACATAAAGAAGCGGCTAGAACTTACGGAATGGGTTCCAAAGAAGGTCGTGGTTTGAGAAAAGGAATTACCAATAATCGTAACTACGTTTATGGTGATAACGGGGTCAAAGTTGAATCTATCAATAATGAAGTCCAAAGATTGAGAGAAAAAAACGATGAATATCGTAAGGCTCTTAACGTGTTCAGAGAAAAATTGAATGAAGTTGCAGTGTTTAATTCCAATTTAGCATACGCTACAAGATTGTTTACAGAACATACAACTACGAAGCAAGAGAAAATCAACATACTTAGAAGATTCGACGACGTTGAATCTTTGAAAGAGTCAAAGTCTCTTTACAATTCTATCAAGAATGAACTAAATAACACGACTCAAAATGTTGTGACTGAATCAGTAGGTAAGATTGACAAATCACCAGCTTCAGGTTCAGCTCAGAATTTGATTGAGTCAAAAACGTATGAGAATCCTCAGTTCATGAGAATGAAGGATATTATGCAAAAAATCAATAAATAAAACCTAAAAAAAAATATATTAAAATGGGTGCATTATTAGAAAGTGGTCTTGTTGGTAACATCGGCATGAAACATTTGAAAGTTATCAAAGAAGACACAATTAACAAATGGGACAAATTAGGATTCTTAGAGGGTCTTGGTGGTCACCTTAAGGAAAACATCGCACAGTTGTATGAAAACCAAGCTTCACACTTAATCAATGAAGCTTCTTCTACTTCTGACTCAGGATCTTTTGAAACTGTAGTTTTCCCAATCGTAAGAAGAGTATTCTCTAAACTTCTTGCAAACGACATCGTATCAGTACAAGCTATGAACCTACCTATCGGTAAGTTGTTCTACTTTGTACCACGTATTCAGGGTTACTCTGGTGGTACATTCAACGGAGCAACAGGTGGTAGTGGTGATCACTACGCTCCTGTAGGTTCTCCAGGTAACTATCCAGGTGATCCTAACAAGGGTTACGGTACAGACGTAGATGCTGGTACATATAATCCATCATTCAACAAGGATCTTTATGACTTGTTCTACGAAGGTAACGAAGCGGCTTTGAATCCTCCAGGATTGTTCGACTACTCTAAAGGTAGATGGTCGGCTATCACAGCTAACACCGTGACTCAAGCTTGGGAAGATGGTTACTTAATCCCTTCTGGTTACACTAGTGGTGATTACAGAAAAGTTCTTATCAAAATGACTGGATTCATGAACGCAGGTGCTGGTCAATTGATCGGACCTAACGGTAACATGATGGATACTGAAGAATTCCTTTCAGGTCTTTTGATCTTGGGTGTTGCAGGTAACGCAACTACTTCAGCTAACACAAGAAACCCATACTTGTTCAGAGTTGTTACTCAGAGATACGGTAAGGGTATTGTAGAATACGGAAGTACTTCATCAACTGTATGGCCTTCTACAGGTTCAGGTGGTCAGTACAATAACGTATGTGATGCTAACGGTTACATCTACTTGGAAGTTGATTTACAAGTTCCTGTTTGTATAGAGTGTGGTCAAACTACACCTGACGGTTACACAGGTTCTACATTCGCATCAACATCTGGTAACAGTAACGCGTTCGTAGCGGTTTACAGAAACTACGAGAGCTTGGAATTTGAAGATCAAATCGGTGAAGTTTCTTTTGACCTTGAGTCAGTAACAGTATCTGTTACAGAGAGAAAACTTAGAGCTCAATGGTCTCCTGAATTGGCACAAGACGTTGCAGCATTCCACAACATCGACGCTGAAGCTGAATTGACAGCTTTGTTGTCTGAGCAAGTGGCGGCTGAAATCGACCGTGAAATCTTAAGAGACTTGAGAAAAGGTGCAGCATGGGATCTACGTTGGGACTACAACGGATGGAAGAGATTAGCTTCTTCAGGTACTACTCCTTACACTCAGAAGGACTGGAACCAAACATTGATCACAGCTATCAACCAACTTTCAGCTCAAATCCATAAATCAACTCTTAGAGGTGGTGCTAACTGGATCGTTGTATCTTCAGAAGTATCAGCTATCTTTGACGACCTTGAGTACTTCCACGTTTCTAACGCGGCACCTGAACAGGACCAGTACAACATGGGTATCGAAAGAGTTGGAACATTGGCTGGTAGATACCAAGTTTACCGTGACCCATACTTCCCAGCTAACCAAGTGTTGATCGGACACAAAGGTACAAGCTTGTTGGATACAGGTTACGTATACGCTCCATATGTACCTCTTCAGTTGACTCCAACTATGTACAACCCATTCAACTTTACCCCTATCAAGGGTATTATGACACGTTACGCTAAGAAAATGGTTAACAACCGTTTCTACGGACGTATCACAGTTGATGGTGTTAGAACATTCAATTTGGACGAATTGAGATAATATTTTCAATTTATATAGTAAGGGAGGGTAGTTTACCCTCCCTTTTTTATTTAATGGATATTTATATAAAAAGTAAATAATGTCCACATCTTGTGTCTGTAGAAAGGTAGGTATTAAAAACGTAATGCCAATGAAAACATTGGTTATCAATTACAACCGTTGCTCCGACGATTTAGTTGTACAGAACTATCAAATTAAGCCTGGTGAGACAAGGGAAATATGGTATATAGTAGGATCATTCTCAACAGCATTCCCACCAAATTCTTACGAAGAAATTGATTTAACATTATGGCCTGAAGGTTGTGAAATTTCAGTAACACCAACTATGACGCCGACAGTAACTCCAACTATTACTCCTACACCATCGATAACACCCACTGTTTCTACATCATCGACATCTACGCCAACGCCGACACCAACTCAAACTCCTGGTGCATCACCATCAGGTTCTCCAACACCAACTCCAACAATTTCGGAAACGGCAACTTCAACACCAACGCCAACGCCAACAATTTCGGAAACGGCAACTTCAACACCAACGCCAACGCCAACAATTTCGGAAACGGCAACTTCAACACCAACACCGACACCAACTGAAACTCCTGGCGCATCACCATCAGGTTCTCCAACACCAACTCCAACAATTTCGGAAACGGCAACTTCAACACCAACGCCAACGCCAACAATTTCGGAAACGGCAACATCTACACCAACGCCAACACCTTCTGTCACACCTACGATCACACCAACAACAACACCCACACAGACAGTAACACCAACGGCAAGTCTCGAAGTAAGTCCAACTTCAACTCCAACTAACACGCCTACTCCATCGGCAAGTCCTGATGTAAGTCCGACTTCAACTCCAACGAACACGCCTACACCATCAACAAGTCCTGAAGTAAGTCCGACTTCAACTCCAACGAACACGCCTACACCATCGGCAAGTCCCGCAGTAAGTCCGACAACTACTCCTACTAACACTCCAACACCATCAACACCAACAGAAGGATTTATGGCATACATATTTGCCGAGCCGCAAAATGCTGGTAATGCAAGCACTTTAGAAACTTATGCGTTAGCTAATGGTGCTCAGGATTGGGCTACAATTTATAATAATGGTATTCCAAACAACAACAATGGAACTTACAGTAACGATTTGGATGTGTATGCACATCAACCTTCTTATGCAATCGGCGGAGGAAACTTTGTTACGGCAGTTTCTTTAAGTGCGGCAATTGCACAAACACAAGGTCAAGTTATTAATGGAGTTGCTCAAAATATTTACACATATGGTTCAATTCAAGTTAGCCCTTCATTAATTAATCCTCTTATTAAATATTTTTATACTATTTGGGTTCCCCTTGCAGGCGTTGGTGGGTCATTAACAAATATGACAAATGATGTTGGAACAACTTTAGGAGGTAATGATGTGTTTAATGATATTGGTACAATTGTAGGATTAACTTCACTTAACGTTACAGTTACTAGTGGTGCTGCAATACCAGCGGGAACTTATCGTGTGCTTTGGGTCAGTCCACAATTTGAACTTCCAATTGCATTACCATTAACAGGAAGTTTATATTTCCGAGGTGATACAAAATCTTAACAAAAAAAATAAATTTAAACCTGTGATACAAAGAAATTTTCACTATTTATAATATAAAACAAAATGGCATTCCCCTATAAAAATCCTACATCACTTTCATTATTAAATTCCCCTGAAGGAGTAACACTAACTAGCAATGTTGGTACTAATTTTTCAGTATCTCAAGTTGGTGGTTACCAAGAAGTTTACTATTTGGAAAATTTAGAATTAATTTTTTCGGGAACCGGCACACAAACACTATCTGCAAATACAATTCCAATAGTAATTAATGTTCAACCGAATAGTGGATTTAATTTTACCACATTAACGCTCAACTCTGATAATATTTCCTCAGGTCGAAGGAGACTCGGAATGCAAGTTTATGTAAATGAAACTGATACCGTTTACCAATACCATATACCAAATTATGATGATCTATGGAATTCAGTAACAGGTCTTACAGGTAATTCAGGAATCACACAACAAGATACTTTTACAACGATAAACGGTCGATCTGAACAGGGAAGAAATTTCATTAATACGTGGACAGGTTCAACAATTGAAGGTTATAATGGTGTTACAAGAGAAGAAGCTCGTTGGAGAATATTTTATGGTAGCGATGTACAAATCACAGGTGGAACATACTATTCTGCAACAACTGAATTAGATTTATTCAATAGTACTGGTGGTACTATAACTATTACAGGATTCACTGGTACAGTGACCGGTGGTACTTACGATTCCGAAACTTCAGACTTAACTTTAAACAATAGTGATGGTACGTCTGTGATTATCACAGGAATCACCACATCGGGTGGTGGTACAACAGTCACTGGTGGTACATATTTTTCGGCTACGACAACTTTGGAATTATACAACTCAACAGGTGGTACCGTTTCAGTTTCAGGATTTACCGGTGTTTTGACAGGTGGTACTTTCAATGATCAAACCTTAACACTTGAAAATAGTGATGGTTCAACCGTTGTTGTTACAGGTTTTACGGGTACAACAGGAACTTCAGGAACAAGTGGTTCTTCGGGTATTAACGGTACTTCGGGATCTTCAGGTACGTCAGGATCTAGTGGTTCTTCAGGTGAAAATGGTACTTCTGGGTCCAGTGGTTCTTCAGGGACTAATGGAACTTCAGGATCAAGTGGTTCATCTGGTTCTTCAGGAGAAAATGGTACAAGTGGAACATCTGGTTCTTCGGGATCATCAGGTTCTTCAGGTGAAAATGGTACAAGTGGTACTTCTGGGTCCAGTGGTTCTTCAGGGACTAATGGAACTTCAGGATCAAGTGGTTCATCTGGTTCTTCAGGAGAAAATGGTACAAGTGGAACATCTGGTTCTTCG